CCCAAGCGTTCAAAGAGCTCTTCGGGGCGTACCTGCAGGGAAGAGTAGCCCAGAGCGCGCATATCGACGATGTCCTCATCACCGCACTCAAGCTTGCCTTCAATGACAATCGGCGCAATTTCGGGATTACGCCATGCTGCCTCTACAGCCGCGGCCAGTAAACCCTGCGCAGCATGCGCACGAAGGTCTTCCGCTAACTCTTCGCTGCCAACCGTCATCACTACAGTGAAGCAAACCACGGTTGGTTTCCCAAAGCCTTCGTTAACCTGAACTTCGCAGCGATCGACATGACGAATACAGCACCTGCCATGATAAGCAGAGCGCCTGCCATCATCATGACCTTCTTGGGATCCTTCGCATACTTGTCCATCACGGTAAGACCGCCTACAAGAGCCGCCATAGAGGCACCCATAGCACCTACCGACCCAGCCAGGGCGGTGAGAGGTATCAGCGACAACACTAGCAGTGACAGAGCTAGAATACCGATAGCACCGGCGATCTTGATGAGAGCCTTAGCCTTCAGATCGTTCTCGAAGCCCTTAAGAGCTCCTTGAACAGATCCTAGGGCGTTTCCGAGACCTTGACCGATTGATCCGAAGGAATTGAACATGCCCTGGACGGACTTAAAGACACCCTCGGTAGACTTTCCGACGTTCTCGAAAGACTTCAAGACCTTAACGATACCGGCGAATACAGCCGCGAGGCCACCGATCTGTACGGCGTCCTTTAGCAGATCACCAATGTTGAGGTTTGAAATCCAATCGACAAACTTAGCAGTGGCGTTCTTAATCGAATCCCAGATATGTGTACCGGTACCCGCCTTGTTGAGGTCCCGCTTGAAGAAGTTGGAGATCGCCTGTGACATCTTAGATATCGAGTCGGTAACTGTAGTTACCGCAGACTTCCACTTCTCAGCGAACTTCGAGATCCAGGATCCTTCTTCACTGGAAGACTCCGACTTCTTAAAGAAGTTGGAAATAGCAGTTCCGAACGACTCAATGCTCGGCCGTGCACTATCCAACTTGGACTTCATGTCGTCGAAGAATTTGTTGATCGCTTCGACAGCAGATTTGGCTCCGTCAGCGGCGCCCTTCCACTTAGAGAGCTTTTCGCTAAACGATCCTAGACTGTTCCCAATCTCATCGGTTTTCAGCATTCCGAATGCCTTACCGATATAGGAGAGAGCACCACCAATAGCAGCACCTACGACCTTGAAGGCCGCTCCAACGATCTGGATACCTGCCTTAAGGCCGGCGAACACCGTCTTGGCAACTTCTCCAATAAGCTTGAGAGTCTCCTCGCTCGGCTTCATGGAATCCATGAGATTCTTGAAGCCTTCGGAAATTGACTTGAGGTTTTCGGCCGTAACCGGTGGGAAAATCTCATTAAACGCATTACCGATTGTGGAAATGATACTCGAGAAGGTGTTAAAAGCGGAAGACAGCCCGTCAATAATGTCCTTACGACCACCGAGGTCCACCCAACCTTGGAGAAGGTTGTTTCGGGCGTCGGACATCGCATCCACCATCGGTGAAATGACATTGTTGATGTTCGTAAACAGCTCGGAAGCTTCGTCGAAGTTACCGAGAAGGATCTCGAACGTCTTAGCCCATCCAGAACCGACAGTCTCCTGAATAGTTCCGACAAGCTGCGTGAAGGTTCGAACCTTCGTGGCTGCTTCCTCGGCGTTCTTCTGCTGGACCTGGAACTGCTCGATCTGAGCATCCGTAAGTCCCATCTCAGCCATGGTAGCGGCGTCAATATCGCCTGCCATGATCTGAAGGTACTTGGACATCACATCTGCAGTAAGCCAGCCCTTAGAAAGACTCTCGTTGAAGTCTTCCTGGACCTTGGATGCCGAAACGCCAGCGGTACCAAGAGTACCCATAGCTTCGGCGATCTGAATAAGTCCCTCTTGCATGTTCTTGTTGCCCATGCCGGCGTTAGTGAGGGATCGCCAGTCCATCAGCTTGATCTCACCAGCGGAGAGCGCCTGAGAAAGCTGATATGCAGCGTTAGCTGCCGCCGAAGAGGTGGTACCCGAAGCTGCTGCAGCATTCGAGAAACCCTTAATCATGGAGGCCGATTCCTCGACACCAAGACCTGCGTTCGTGAAGAGACCGATGTTGTGGGTCATCTCCGCGAAGTTGTAGATGGTCTTGTCGGCGTAGGTGTTCAGCGTATCCAGAGCACTGGTAACCTGCGAAAGAGTGGTACCCTTGGATGCGGTGTTCGCCAGAATCGTCTGGATGGACCCCATCTTGGTCTCGTACTCTCCGAAACCGTCCATGATGGGTTGCATCGTGAACGAGTTGAGGAGAGTTGCTCCGGTAGCGATTGCCTGCGAAGCAATGTTGCCAAGCGCCACAGCAGCAGCGCCTGCCATGACGCTAAAGCCATTCGCGACGGTCTTAGGGGCCTCAGCAAGAGCTCCCAGGTTAAACCGATTAGCTCGGCCTTCGACATCGTCAAGACCCTTGGTGGCGCCCTTCATCTGAAGAGCCTTGTTGAGCTGCTCTAGAGATTTCTGGGAGCTTTGTACGCCCTTGGCGAACTGGGCATTGTCAAACTTAAGGCTAACAACCTTATCCTCAATGGATGTTGACATTATTTCACCGCCCTTTCAATAGCCTTTTCGATGTCGTCGAATACTGGTTTGATCGCAGGGTTGATGTAATCGCGTCCTGCGATATAGCCTCCGGTACCAGTACCGTGGCCGTATTGGAGTCCGATAGCAACAGGGAAGCCGTTGACTATGTTGGTGTTGTACCATTCTATAGTAACGGACTTTGCGCTGCGCTTTACACGGTAACTCCATGCTCTAGCAGTCAAACCGCTCTCGGCTGGGGTTGCCGAAGCCAGGGCAGCTACACCTCGACGGCCAAGCGAGTCTAAGGTACTCGCCAGATCGCCTTTAGCCAGTTTGTTCAACCACTGTTCCGTTTTGGTGTAGCTGCCCCGAACCTCGATTGATGCCATTTTGACATCAGCTCCAGAGAGTGCCCGCCTTGAGGGCATCCTGGAGGGCGATACCCGTGCGAATGCCAAAGTAGCCGTCGCACGTGAGATCGTAGCCAAGGCCACGGAGATGCCACTGGAGCGCGGTGATCGTCTCGACACCTGCGATGCCGTCGACCTCGCACTTCAGCTTCTCCTGGAGAGCTTCGATGACTGCGGAACCCGATTCGGGGTCGCGCACCCATTCCCAACCAGTGCCGGCGGCCGGGAAGTAGTCCTCGTTGTCGATGTCCTGATCGGACATGATACCGTCAGCAGGAGTCCCGAGGGATGCCTGGAGCGCGTACGTGACCGCACGACCCCAGTAACCGTCAGTCATCGCGTTAGCGTCGCTGGCGGAGGTGTCTTCCTCAGTGCCGCCCTCTGCACCCCAGTCGGGGCGAAGGACGCAGTCGATACCGTAGTAGCGCTGGCGACGCCAGACGCCATTACCGGCGGACTGAGAGCCCGCATTGGAAGACGAGGTGTTGCCCTCGATGGTCTGCAGCCATCCACCACCGAGGTTTGCTTCGATGATACCGACGTGGTCGGTAACGCCATCTTCGTCCCAGTCGTACAGGACGATGTCGCCGCGCTGGGCGTCTTCGATCGGAACCTTGCGCATGCGGCCCTTGGTGACGTCGGTGTTGTAGGAGAATCCTCCGATTGCACCGACCATGCCTGCCATGTCGAAGACCATCGACACGAAGCACATACACCAGTAGATAGCCGTGGACGGACCAGCCAGCCAAGGCTGACCCATCTTGTTGGCGCAGTAACGACCTGCCTCCGAACCGGGCTCCGGGTCATCCGGAGCGTAGTAGCCGATTCGGTATGCGGCGTGATTGAGAACCTCATCGATCTTCGACATCAGGAAACCGTCCCTTCGAAGATTTCGCGGTCGTGGTCCTCATGAGGATCCTGGCCGGGCGCAATCTGCGCGTCGGCGGGAATCTGGGGGTCATTCTTACCCATTATCCACTACTTCCTGCCCGAGCTCGTCGGGCCCTATTCAGTGCGGCACGCTGCGAGGCAGCGCTCTTAGCGTTTGTCTTCTGACCGGCGGCCTGTTTTGCATTACAGATTCGGATCAGCATGAGCAAACGGTTCAGGTGCCATTCCTCGGCCTCGAAAGGAATCTGGAACGCCACCATGTAGTAATAGATCAGGTCCGAAGTCATCTTTTCAGAAGACTTAGCCTGACCTGGACGTGAAAGCATGGTCGAGGCAGTCATCGGATCCGAGATATACGCCTTAATTGACTCTACCTGCGGACGAGTAAGCCGATCCAACATGGCGGGAACGTCTTGTTGACCCTCGGCCATGCATTTCACGTAATCCAGTACCTCTTCGACAGAGGACGGAGGACGATCAACGAAAGATCTCTTCCATTTTGACTCCCAGCGAACAACCGATAACAGGCTGTGAGTGAGCAATAGCTGGGCTGCTGGAAGAGTCGTGAACTCCTCTGTCTCTCTGTCGAAGAGGTCGTGCTCGGGAAAGTCGAGCACTAGGGTTAGGTTACTCACGCGAGCAGCGCGAGAACCTCGTCCGGCGTGAGCAGCGTGGGCTGACCGGACTCATCACCGTAGAGCTTCGCCTCAACCTTCTTCAGCTTCTCAGCCGGAACCTTGGTCGAGTCGATGATGAGCTCCGCGGTGGGCTTGTGACCCTTGACGGGAACCGGAGTGGTCGAGCACTCCCACGAGAAGGTGATCGCCTCGGGGGAATCGGAGACCGTCGCGTAGGCACGCTCCGAAGGCGCTGCAGTCGCGTTGTACACGATGTGCAGCTTGTAGCCTGCCTCGGAATCCTGATCGTTGCCGACCTTGGTCGAGTAGCAGAACGCGAACTTGGCGCGCTCCTGCTGACCGATGAAGACGCCGTCAGAGATCATAGCGGTGCCATCGCACTCTGCGAACTCGTCGGGGTACGTCACCGCTTCGATCGTGAACTTCAGCTCTTCGGCCGAGATCAGATCCAGGTACTTAATGTCGTCCGCGTAAGTTGCGTTCGACTCAGCACCCTCGGGCGACATGGTCACGGTCGTCAGACCATTCCAGGCCACGCCATTCTTGTAGTTCTTGGTCGTCTTGTCGTACTTGTAGAGTACGCCGTGACGAACACCAGTCTCGTAGACGTGCTCGCCAGTCTTGTCCCACACCAGTGCGGTCATGGTCACTCCTTAATGTCGTAGATGTTGAACACGAAGTGGTTCAACGTATCTGCAGTGTAGTGTCGTTCGAACTCAGAGTGGACCATCGACGCGAGTGCATCGACCATCGGATCATCTGGGTTCTTGGTGATGAGCTTCACCTGGTAGCGCAGAGTCTTAAGATATACGCCATTATCGGCGCGTTTCTTCACAATCCGGTCGAGCTCATATACGATA